ACTGAATCGAAGAGGTTACTGATGAAGACCAGCTGGAGATTCGAGTGCCGTTATCCAGGCACCAGGGCACTACTCGCCTCCGGCACAATCGTCGGCACAACGATGTCAGGACATTCAACCCAGACAACTCTCGGCAACACCATGCGGCAGTGGGCCGTACATGCCTTTTGCGCGAGAGGATTGGACGCCGTGACCCTCGTCTCGGGAGATGATACGGTCACCAGAATCAAGAATAGCGACAAGGCGAAGTTCCTCAAACGCTACTTCAAAGTCCACTCCCTGGAGAAAAGTGGAGACCACGGGTTGGGATTGCAAACCAGCGGCTACCAAGAGAGTAGCGAGCCAACCCCATTTCGCTCGATCGGATTTCTCAGCAAGACTATCACCGTCGTTCCCGGACTCTCGCGCCTCGCGAGACCGCCATGGAGGCTCGTCCGGTCGAACTTCACGGACTCCGATACAATCGCCAAGGCCGAAGCCAGACACGACGCAATGGAGAAGCAACGACGTCGCAAAGTGACTGGCAAGACCGCTCGTCGACACAAGAAGCAGCGGATTGCTGACAAGTTGGCACTCCAGCAAACTAAGCTCAGCACCATCGACGAGGCAGCCGCAGCGGTTACCACGGGCATGTTGCACGACATGTCCGACCCCCTCAACAAAGGATACGTTGAGGAGAGGGTGAAGCACACAGGCACGACAACCCGAAGCAAGGTGCTCGAGGTCAAGAGTTTCTATGAGGCACACCACAACACTCACGAACGAGACTTCATGGCCATCGAACCCCAGCTCTATGCCATGGCTGTGCGGGAGTGGGGTCAAGACCAAATTGATATCGCTCCTCACTCCGAATATTCGGCAGAAGCTTTCGCAGCAGAGGCTAGGTTGGCCCAGTTCCAACCCACCCTCACCGCGTAAGCACGTTCACCTCCCGCCAGGACGGGCCAACTAGGATGAAAGCTAGCACCAAAACAAAAAGCTAGCGCCTAGCGCCCCAATGGCGGACGACTCCGTTTCGCCACTCTCACAAAAACCCGCCCTTACAACAGGAAGCGGCGAGAGTGTGCCACCCAGATTCTTGCGCAAATCACACAGCGACATCCGTAGTCGCGCGCACCCCTACGGACTATTAAAAGAGGGTTTCAGGATGCTGCCATCCGCCTTCTAATCGTGCATTAATAGCCTGCTGGACGCCTAACGGCGGAAGG